GTCCTATGTGGTTTCACTTTTGTTATTCCTCAAAAGTGATGTAATGGTCGCTCATGGCCCTCATTACTGAGAGTATCAGGCTCTCTCTCCTCACGGCCCTTTAGTCCTTTTTAACTAAGGGACGGAGGAACCGCCAAAGTTTCAAAATCGAAGACCCAACGGGAGCCTTCTCTTCCGAAAGTCTGGCGACCCTTGGTGATGATGGAAGCAAATCAATTGCTCCCATTATCCCCTCGAGCTCTGACATGAATATATTAAATTCATCATGAGTTACGTTTTCACGTCCTCGCCATCGCAGTAACAGGGTTTCAGTCTCATTCAACCGATCCTCAAGGCCGCGAGAGATGGGACGTAGAACTAGTTCTACGTATACATCAAACAACGCCCGTGTAGGGAATTGAGTGGTTGGAATCCAACCACCCTTTCCACTGTCACGAGTGAAGGCATCTCTCCGAGATGCAATCATTTTGAGTAACCGGTCTGCAGCCCACACTCCCATTTGTTTATAAATTGAATTTATAGACTCTTGGGAGGGTAGGCCCCCTTGCACCAACCAGGTCTCCTGAGAAAGCCAGCGAAGCCAGCTCTCTCCGAGTATTCCGGAAGGACGCGTAAGGAAGACAATGAGACCCTGTATCCGACTACGTTTTGCTAACCCACTTTGAAGTGAACCAAGAACCTTATATCCGAATCCGAGTGCTCTCGCAACGTCTTTAAGACGGTGCGAGTGCACACCGGGTAGGGCCGAGAGTAGACCTTCCATCACTGGGAGGTTTCTCAAAGCAGCCTGGAATCCCTTTAGGGAAACCGGACTTACTTCTACCCCACGGATAAAAGTCTTCTTGGCAAATTCAAAGCTTCCGTTCTCAGAAACAAGTGACTTCGTCACCTGAATCTGAACCTTAAGCTCCTCTACCATAATATGATAGTAAGCTGAAGCAACGGAAGGGTCAGCAATAACGATGTCATCACCGAGTACTGCGTATTTTGAGAACCATCCAACTGTACCCATCGTTCTCCAAGCCGCCATCTGAACGATCAAATGGTGAGTCAATGCTAACATTGCCCATGAAGAGTATGCACCCATTGGTTGGCCCGCAGCATAAGAAACGGAAGTCTGTTTAAGACCCCATTTCTCTGCTGTCTTCTCATGGAAGGAGTAAACTCTTCCCACGAGGAGGGTTGCCCAATTAGCTGCAGTCTTCTCCCCTAAAATCGCCTCTAACAAAGCCTGTTGAAGGGCCAAGGGAAGTCGATCGGTCGCTGAAGACAAATCGTATGAAAAATACGACTTGTGCCCTACTGAGTTCAATAACTCGATAGGCCTTCGTTGATCGAACGTACCATCTTGTGGTATTCTCTCTAACAGAGAGAAAATCCATTTGTGAAGAGGGTAGAGGATGGATTGTGTTAGTATGTCCACCATTGCCACGATCCGGACTTTCCCGGCGGGCTCCTCAAGAAATGCGAGTTTGCCCAGGTTTTCAGTATTCCCTGGATATAGTGTGGCCCAAGGGGTTAATTTCCCAAAGGGGTTTGTATAAGCCGTCTTAAAAAGGGTTTTAATAGGCTTATTGTCAAATCTCTTCGTCCAATCAATTAATGTTGGAAGAAGACCACTGTTCATCCAGATCGAAACTGTCCACCATAGCGTCCCCACAGAGGATGCGCGTCGTTTCGACCAGGCCTTGTTGAGTCGTTCCTTAAGTGTTACTTCGGAGGGACGGAGTCCCCTCCAAAGTCCCAAACAAAACCCCACTCCGTCTGGCTCAGTTTCCAACTGTTTCAGACGAGCCTCTATCTTAGGCTGTTTCAAGTCTAAGTAGACAGGGTCTTGGAAGGCACTTAATACATGGTTCGAACTCATGGGGCCTGATTGAGTTATCGGAAGAATCCGATCGATACGCAACGTGGGGGACTTCGTCGTCTCATCAAAATATCCCAATCTTTCCCGAAGGTTTGATCCCCCTGGGTTCACCTTAGCTATTTGGCTAAGGATCCTCCAAAAGATTGGAATAAATTTTACATGCTCAAGGAAGTGCTCTTGTCGATACAGGCAAAGCCCGGTAATTGTCGAAAGATTTACTTTACCCGGGAATTCTACAACCCTGTAGATTCCGAATAAAGTTAAATACATTCGTATTACCTTGGGATCACCTGATCGAATAAGAGCTCTATGAGCTTTGTTGATGATTCTAGGGAGTCCGCTAGCGGTCCTGGCAACTCGGGGACCTATCGACGACAAGTCCTCGATACGTTGCCCTCCGGCAGCTTGTTGAAGGATGATGGAGCACACCTTCGTGTACTTAACTAAACCCTTGGGTCCTTGGTTCTTGTAAAGGAACCAAAACTTACGAGTTATCGTTAGTATAGAGGTTGCCCACATAGGAGTATATGAACCAACTGCTAGGGGGAGTACTCGTAAGAGCATCCTCCCTAGCACGCGACGACTTTTTAAGGCCGTCAGCCAATCAAAGTCCTTGCCTGGGGTGATTAAACCCCAAGCAAAGTGACTTTGCCTAGAATTTCTTTGAAATTTTAGCATTGTCAAGTTTAAC